ATCGGCAGCCATGACACCAGCCAACGCGTTTTCATCCACGCGACCCAATGCATCGCGCCATGCGGTGCGGGCTTGCCTCAAACGCTCATTGAGCGCCGTCATTTCTGGTCGTGTCGCAGCGCCTGCCTCAGCTTGACGGGCGGCAGCAGCGAGTTGTGAGTCAATACGTTTCCAAGTCTGACCGTCAATTTCGCCAGGAGCCTGGCTAAAGATATTGTCTAGCGTAGAATTAAGAGACGCAGACACATCAGCAGTCAGCCGCTCTGGGCTTCGCGCGGCGGTTAGTGCCGCCGTAAGAGTTTCATCAGCGGGGTTAAATGCTGTTACCGGCTCAAGCGCCCGCGTGTATGCGCCGCTAATAATTGCATCAGCATCACGGACGCCTTGACGCCCTGCGCTGCTTTCAAGCGCCTCGCCTAGCGGCCTCAATGCCGTGTTGGTTGCCAACGTATCAAACGACGCCAGCGTGTCCCGTTGACGGTTGCGGACCAAATCGCCAGCAAGCGGAATTGATGTAAACGCGTCCTCAAGGCGCTGAAGCCCGCCGCCAAACATCTGGCCCATTGTCAGTTCTTGACCCTGACGCGAGAGCCTGCGCTGTGCGGTGTCGGCGGTCGGGCGAGACAAACGGTTAAGCCCACCTTGAAGAACACCGCCCGTCCCCGCCGACAAGAGAGCCGCCATAGCGCCCGCTTGTCCGCGCTCCGTTAAACTACCTTCCGAACCACCTGCGCCATAAACAGACCCGACAAGACCGCTTGCTAATGCTGCGCGACGGATTCTATCTGCGTTATCAACCCCGCGACCAACAAAACTGCCGCCAGCGGGAAGCGCCAATGCGCCGACAAAACCTCCGACGCCGCCAATATTTCGCGCCTCGCGCTGCTGTTGATTTAGCGCCTCAACCATGTTTCGGTATTCGTCGCGCGATTCCGAAAACGAACGACGGTTAACAAGCGCATCAAGGCCAGTTACGGCTTCGTCGAGAAACGGATATTGCTCCGCAGCGCCAGACGCGACAGCACCGACCACATCGGCCATCTGCCCTTGCCGAGTGCGAACACCGTCATATTCCGTAATAACGTCGCCCGGTAAATCTTCTCGCGATGGCGCGTTCAAATCAGCCGCAAGCGTGGCTACTTGTCGAAAGGTTTCCCCTTCGCGTTGCGGCAACATAATGCGAGTGCCGCGCGTCAATCCGCGCCGCTGCTCATCCGTTAGCGTATTCCAATCGACCACGCCTTCTGGCAATTCAAAGCCGCTTGACGGATTTGCAAGCGGCAATGCCGGTTGAGCCGGTGCCATGCCTGGATCGTAGTTTGGATCAGCCGCCATGCGCTCTTGCTGAAAGCGGATAGCTTTTTCGGGCGAGCCGTATTGCGCCGTCAGGGCGTTAAGCTCTTCCTCATCGGTGATGCCAAGAGCGTTAAGCGGCGCAGACGACGGCATTGGGGCGGCTTGGGGACGCGGCTGCGATGGCCGCGCGGCAGGGGCTGCGGCTGGCGCGGCGGGCGGTCCAACACGCTCAAATCCCGCATACGCGCCAGCCGTTGGCGCAGCCGGACTTGTGGCGGGGCCTAGCCTTTCAAATCCGGCATAAGGAGTTTGCTGCATCATGGGGCGCGATACCATTGATTATCTTCCCCGATGAATACCGTTCCACGCGGCAAATACCGCGCCAAACGTTCCGGGACGGGCATATTAGCCGCAACCGCTTCCCGTGCTGCACGAGCGCGAGCCAGGTTAATGCCATCTTGCAGGGCCTCTGGCGTGTAACTTACGTCTGCGCCGGACATTTGCTCCGCATACCGCCGCTCACCCTCTGTCGGGTTTGTGCCAAACATTGGCAGAATCCCCGCAACTACTTGCCGCGCTTCGTTTTGGAACGTTTGTGTAGCGGTCGCGCGACGCCGAGCGGTCGGGTTCATTCCGGCGGTCGCCCTAGCGGTTTGCAATTCTAGGTCTGCATTGAACCCAGTAATTACGTCAGGCAGCAACCGTTCCATTGTGTCTAGGGTCGGAAGAACGCGCATTGCGGCAGACGCTCTGGCGCGGTTCGTTTCCGCAGCAGCGACTCGGTTTCTTGCTTCACCTTGTGCCTCAATGGCCTCGGCGGGCGCTTGGCCTCGCATCCCGCCAGCAGCAAGCAAATCAGAACGAGGAATTGTAATGGTTTCCCCGTTCGGCCCCACAACGCGTTCCACCTCAAACGGAGCGCGGCCCGACGCGGCGGCTGCGGCTTCCACACCGGCATAACTTGCGCGACTTGCGTTCTGCGCGTCTGACGTTGCACGGGTCCGCTGGCCTAGCGCCTCGATTGAGCCGTCAATGTTGCGAACGCCAACAATGTTTCCGTTTGGACCGTAAACGGGCTCCTCACCCGGCGAAAGGTCGGGAATGTATTGATTGACGTTATTTGGGTCGTTTACGTCGCGCAGGAAACCATTAATGTTTTCAACTCTGGCAAAACGACGATTGATGCTTGCCGGATCAAGCCTGTTGTATGTCGTTCCGTCCGGAGCAACCGCAATGTCAATTTCGGGCGGGGTCGCCATCCGCATTTGAATTTCGCCCCACGTTTGTTCCGCCCATGCCAATTGGCCTGGATCGCCGCTTTGTGCAGCCTGTTGGATGAGTGCGATTTCTTGAGGCGTCGGGCCGCGCAGGTTTTGTGACGGAGCGGGCGGTGCGGGCATGGCCTGTGGCGCGGCGGGCATGACCTGCGGTGCGGCAGACATTGGCGCAGCGGCTACAGCAGCGCCCTGCGGGGCAGGCAGCGGTCCTGACAACAACGTGTCGTCTAGTGTAGTCGGTTGGGCAGGCGCAACGGTCGGAGCAGGCGGCGACGCGCCCGCCAACAGCACGTCTTCTAACGTCTGCCGTTGAGCGGGCATCGGCGGCGGCAGCGGCGCACCGTCAATAACTGCGGCAGGAGCCGTCGCGGCAAATCGCGGTTCTTGCGTATTTGTCACCACCGGAGACAGGGCTTCGGCAAGCGCAGACGGCGATGCTGCTGGAACAGACGCCGGGCCGGAAACGGGCGGCGATGTTGCTGTTCCACCATCAAGCGACGGCAAGCGACCAAGCAGCGCGTCACGTCTTGCCGCTTCCCGTTGCTCACGCTCCGTCCGCACCGCCCGCTCTGCACGGTTAGCGCCAAACTGCGTGATGCCTTGACCGAGAAGCCTAGCCGCCAGTTCGCCGTAGCCGCCCTTAATCTCTACGGGCTGGCGTTGTTCCTCAAGCAGTTTAGCCAGCATTGCGCTACGGCGCATTGTTGGCGTTTCGATCATCTGCGGGGCAGGCATGGGAGCGCGGGCCAATTTATTTCCCCGGACCACGGAACGGATAGGCACCAATGCCAGCGGAGCCAAGCGAGAACAGGCCGCTCATTAATGCGTTGTTCTGGCCCATCCGCGCCTGATAGTTCTGGTTCAACTGGTTTTGCGCCAAGCCTTGAGCGCCAAGAACGTCCGTCTGGCCCACGCCGGTCGGGCTGTATTGGATGCCCTGCGGCATACCAACTTGGCCCGTGCCTAGCAGGGCTTGAAGCTGCTGAAGGGGCTGGTTCTGGACGTAAGCCCGCTCTTGGAGGCCCTGCGTCCGCGCCTGATTACCGAATGTCCCGCCCGCAATGGCTTGCTGAATAGCGCGAGATTGTTCCGCGCCACCGGCTTGAATGGCTTGGTTGGCTGCCTCTCCGTATGCGTCAGCTCTATCTCTAGCAAAATCAGCTCGAAGGTTTCGCGTTGCCTCGCTATTCGCTCCAAGGCCCTGCGCGGCAAGACGTGCATCTTGCGACCTCTCAAGCCGCTGAAACTGCGGGTCAAGCCTACGGGTCTGGCTGGCATAAACCGAATCCTCAAACCGTTGGCGGTCAAAGTCAGGCGCGTTGTAGCCTTGCAGTTCCGGCAAGCCCTCGGTGTTTAAGCCTTGACTAAGCGCGGTGTTCACCCGGCCAATTTGCTGGCCAGCCGTGTCAAGGGCGCTACCGTAAACGCCGGTCGAGCGTTCGTAGTTCTGCTGTTCAAGCGGCGAGAGCGTCGTTTCCTGACGGTAGCCGCCTGGTTGCGTCGGGTCTGCAACGTAGCGCGTTGTGCCTTGGGGGCCGCTAGTGCCAATAAGGTTTAATCTTTGCTGCTCTTGTGCCGTGCGCGTGTTGGCGCTTGCTTGCGCGTTGGCAAGCGCTACGGGATCGGGTGCGGCGGGGGGGCGAGGCTTAGAGATGGGGAACGCTCCCGAGACACGTTGAATCTGTGTTGCGACCACTCAGAGGCCAGCAAGCCGGATATGATTGTGTCATCGTCACCATAACCGCGCCTCACAGTCCCTTCGTGCTTAAAGCCGAATTTCTGTAGGAACTGGCGAGCCTTACGCAGTTTTTTCGGCGTGAGACTGGTGATCCGATTGCACCCAAGCTGGTCGAATGCGTAGCTGAGTATGCCCGTGACAAGGTTAGGCGTCAACCAGTTGGACCGACTAGCGGCAAAGCTAACCTCAATGTTGCGATATTGAGGTTGATATTGGTTGAAAACCACACCGCCTATGAGATTGTCGTGCTTATCGACCACCCCGATGGCCTCGCATGGTCCCCAGTCCAGTCCATGCCCAATCTGGTCCGCTACCCATTGAGCGACCAAGGGCGAAAACGGGCCAGAGACTAGCCTCAAAGCTGCCCGCCCGTCTGGTTTTCGTATTTCAGATTGAACGCAATAATCTCGCACGGCGCATTGGTGTTCCGTGCCGATTGCATCGCAATGATGCCGTCTGCCTCATAGGCCAGCGACGTATCATCATCCACGCCGAGGTCAATGAAAAGTGTGGCATTAGGCGCCACACGCATCCGCACGGCACCGCAGTAACCAATCCCCGTAACGCTCGTCCAGCTATCGCGCGTTTGCACAGCCTCAGACCAAACCGCTACATCCCAAAGGCCCGTATCCCAACGCCCGCCCGTTGTCCTAATCGTGGTCGGAACAGCGGTTGGCACTTTTTCTTTGAAGTCGGTAACGATTTCGATGGCCGGTGCCAGGTCTGCGCTAATCCGCAACACCGGCTGGATCATCTCAAACTTCTTCAGGCTGCCACGCGAGCCGAAATAGTTAAACGCCGTCTTGATGTCGCCAACGATGCCGGTGTTATTGTCCGCAAAGCCGCTGTCCCACAGACAGACAGAATCAGCCGCACCAAAATACATCTGGTCATTGGCCACAGCCCAGCAGAATGCATTGATGCCCGTAAACCGGCACCAAGCACCCGTCTGAACGTTCTGCACATACTGCTCCGACCGCGTGAGATTGGCTGTCGGGACGTTAAAGATTGCCAGCGTCCCCTTGGGATACAGCGCACCTTCCCAACCAAAGTTGTTGCGATATTTGGTCGTCGATTGCTGAAATGCGTTCTGGATTTTCTGCGTCAGCGCCACAAGGTTTTCTTGTGCGCGGTCCAGCTTCAGCGCCTGAGAAAGCGGAACGACACCGTTGGTCGTCAGCACTACCAGGTCAGAACCGTATTTGATGAGCGACCGGCGCGAGAGCGGCAGGCCGATGTCATAAACGCCAACCAGTGCCCAGTTGTTTGCGTCCGAAGGGTCAAGGCCCTGATACACAGCCACCTGTCCCTGCGTAGTGACCCACACTGCCAGATCATCGGCACCGGAACCACCATCAAGCGTCCAAGTGGCTTGGCAAAGGATTGAGCCGCCCTTGTCGAAAATCGGGCCGAGGTCCAGCAGATTAGCAGCGCCTTGGATGGCAAACGGCTCAAGGAACCAGCACCGCAGGCTATCCTCTTGCACAAAGAACAAACGGCCCTTGTGGTCCATCACGTCAACCAACGTGCGCGGGTCGAGGGTAATCACCCCAGCCGAGCCGGTAATGACCGTTGAGGCAAACGTAGAGCCGTCGTAATAGACCGGATCGACAGCCCCGTTAGCGGCAATCAAAAACGTCCCAGCGTCATTGGCAAAGTTAATCCATTGCCACCGCGCATTACCAGCACCGGAAAACACCTCAACCGGCGCATCGTTTTGATTGCTTACGTCGTAAAGCGAGCCACCCGCCGCTGCAAAAATCTTGTCGGCAGTCGTCGCGACACCACCGCGCCAAACCAAAAGCGATTCAGTCGGAAGCGGCATGCCCTCCTGCCACGGCACATAGCCCTTACGCAGTTCGACATAGCCAGCGCGGGGAATAAAGTTGTCCAGAATGACCGCGTTCTCAGGCGGCATATCAGCCAATGGCGATTGAGCATCCCATCCACCGACAGGCGCCGGGACAGCGCGTCCGATAGACACTCGCTGTTGAGTTACCGACCGTAAGGGCTGGCGACCGTATCGCTGCGCCGCTTGTCTCATATCGCCACCCATGCCCCGGAACGGTTCTGATAGCCTTGTGCGCCGATATAGAACAACCGACCGTCTGGGCTATCCGCAGCGGCTGGCAGGGCTGAACCATAGCCCGGCGCATACACTGACAGCAGCGAGTTAATCTTCTTGCGCTGCGTCTCTTGGTTTTTGGTGTCAGAAATGGTGACGAACAGAATCATCCGGGGAACCCGCCCTCTTGGATGTTTGTTGACCAGCCGTAATAGTTCCCACCCGTGCTGTCGATAATGGTGTTACCGCCATCTCTGGCCATGCGCTGATTACGCTCGCCCTGATAGGTGCGAAAATCCTCCGCGTAGTCCAAACCCTTAGACTTCAAAAATCGCCAGCGAAGGCCAAGCGGGAACAGCTTGTCATCCAGATACGTCAGGTCGGTGTCAGCAAGGAATGACGATTGCGCCGATCCGGCAGCCGATTTGGCCCAGTTTGTCGTAATGTATTCATACGCAATGGTCTGACCAACATCCGGCGTCGGGGTGACCAGAAACTGACCGTCCCGCTCAATAAACGCCAGAAACACCCTGTTTA